GGAGACTGGTTCACCCTTGAGGAGCTTTCAGAGCGGGTTGGCTATCCTGTTGCAAAACTCTCTGTTCTGCTGCGCTGGATGCAGAAGGATGAGTATGGGCCGCATAACATAATCTCCCGCACCGGACGAGACCAGGAAGGCCCTGTTCGGGAATACAAACTCGTAGAAAAACTGTTCTGATGAGAGTTCTTAATCTATATGCAGGCATTGGCGGCAATCGAAAGCTTTGGCAAGGCCATCTGGTTACGGCGGTTGAGTGGGATGCTAAAATCAGGGAAGTCTACTCAGAACTTTACCCACATGACACGGTGGTTGGCGGGGATGCTCACGCCTTCCTGAAAGAGAACTTTGGTGACTTCGATTTCATCTGGTCAAGCCCTCCGTGCCAATCACACAGTAAGATGGACCGGGTTAACAGCCGGAACAAGCCACGCTACCCAGACTTACGACTTTACGAGGAAATCCTGTTCCTCCAGACCTACTGCAAGCATCACCCGTGGGTGGTGGAGAACGTCAAGCCGTATTACACGCCTCTCGTTCAGCCAAGTTGCAGTGTTGGTCGCCACCTATTCTGGAGCAACTTTGAGATATGGTGCAACAATGTTCCCAGCCCAAAAAGCTTTATCGCCAGCGGAAAAAAGCAGGCATCTGCCCAAGACCTGAAAGACTGGCTCGCAATCCAGTTCGATAGGAACCTTTACTACGGCGACAACCATTGCCCCGCACAACGTTGAGGGAACCTATAAACCGCGCAAAATTCCAATTATGACACCAGAACAGACAACACACATGCTGGAACTCAATGCAGAGTTCTCCAACCTATTCAAAAACAAATACCGGGCTGGACAGGAAGAGCACGGTGGGGACTTGTGGAAAAAAGACCCGCTCCTAATGTGCATCGCCGCCAAGGAGGAGGTTGCGGACCAGTGGGCTTACATCTCGGTCATCGAGGAGACACTGCGGCGTTGGCACCTGGATCGCATTGAAGCTTTGGCCCTGCTCCGCGGAGTGGACAGGGCTAGTCAAACCCCGGAATGGAGCACAAGCGCAGAAAGGTTATTGAATCGGGCCTCCGGCTACCGGCCCCAAAAAACGAAAACATGAAAACGGCACTCACAATTTTATTCATCACCGCAACGGCTGCGAAGGCAGACCTTCCCGCAGGATTTATCGACGCGCTTCACCGTGTCGAGACAGGTGGTCGCTTGGGCGCGGTCATTGGCGACGGCGGCGCGGCCCGAGGCCCGCTACAAATTCATCGCGGCTATTGGAAGGAAGCGGTCAATTATGACCGATCCCTCGGAGGTTGTTATCAGGACGTAGCCGACCTACTCTACGCGTCCAAGGTCGTTGACGCTTACATGCGGCGATATGCGAAGCGGGCCTACATCGACGGCGACTCAGCGACGATGGCAAGGATTCACAACGGCGGGCCGAGCGGTCACCGCAAGGCGGCGACGTTGCGTTATTTGAAGAAGTTCAAGGCGGCGGGAGGTGGACGATGAATGTCGATCTTACAGGCTACTCTGTGGACGAGGGCGGGGACATCACCTACGAGACCCCTTGCGGATTCCTGATCGACATCGGTTTCGTTGAGATACGCGAAGGCGACCCCGTCGTCACGCTGAATGTCTCGCGGGATATCCCCGTGTCCCAACTCCACAAGATCACTCACCTCGCGGCTAATTGGATGGCGGCGCAGCAGGCGAGCCGCAACTGAGGTCAAGGATGAACTATTACAATGAGAACGACAAACACGCATCAGCTTGGCTTCGGGAGCTTATCCAACGCGGACTCATTCCGCGAGGACACGTTGACGAACGCAGCATTGTCGAAGTTGAACACGGCGACCTTCAGGGCTACACACAATGTCACTTCTTCGCAGGAATCGGCGGGTGGAGCTACGCATTGCAACTCGCAGGATGGCCTGAAGACGAACCCGTGTGGACAGGGTCATGCCCATGCCAACCTTTCAGCGCAGCAGGGAAAGGCAAAGGAACCGACGATGAACGGCACCTATGGCCCGAATTCTTCCGCCTCATCCGCGAGTGTCGCCCTCGCATCGTCTTTGGCGAACAGGTTTCGAGCAAGGCTGGGCGTGGATGGTTCGATGGAGTATCGGCTGACCTGGAAAGTGTGGATTACGCCGCAGCGGCGGCAGATCTGTGCGCTGCGGGCATCCAAAGCCCGCACATCCGACAAAGACTTTATTGGGTGGCCGACGCCGAGAGGCCCGCACGGACACGGCCCAAGCGACGGCGTGACGAGAGGGTTGACCCCGGAAGGAGCGGCTCACTTGGCGGGTTGGGTGACGCCGCCAGCGAGGGATTGGAAGGACACGCCGGGGATGTCGCAGACGGGAACGAACTCGGACGGCTCGACGCGAACTCGCTTGGATCAACTGCCGCGACAAGCCGCCCTTGGGATCGCTACGACACCCTCTGCTGCAAAGACGGGAAATCGAGGCGGGTTGAACCCGGCACATTCCCGCTGGTTGATGGGCTACCCCGTGGAATGGTGCCAAGCTGCGATATCAGCAGGGCGTATGCTCAATCAACAGCGGAGGAGAGGGTGATGCGTTTACGCGGTTACGGAAACGCTATCGTCCCGCCTCTCGCAGCAGAGTTCATAGCCGTGTTCATGGATGAGAGTGAATGACTGCGAGGAATGTGCTTACCTCCGCGCTGAGCGGGCCGGGATGTATTTATCTGACGGGGCTCCGCTTGAAGTTGCTGACCGCGCAGCTCAGCGGGAGCGGTGCAGCAACCACCCTTACACACAGATGGACCTGTTCAACGAACTGGCAGACAGAACGAGAAAGGTTGTGAAATCACCTACCTTTTGCGAACAGAAGCGCCGCGAGGGATACCCTTTGGCGGATCATATTCCCACCCCAGAGAGGCCGCAATGTCCATGATGCTCTCCTCTATCTCAGGAATCTGGTTGGCGCGCTTGAGAATGAATGCGAGAGCAAGCTCGCCCTGGTGCGATAGGTTTGCTGTAATCACATTCTCTTTTGCTTTAACCGCGACATGCCCGTGCAATTCTTCTGGCACCACGTCTGCCACATACGCCTTGAGCGCGTCGAGTTGGTTGGGCTTCTTAAGCGGGGCGAGCAGCCGCCACAGGTCATTCGCACTGCATGGCAGCCGGTCGTTGCAGGCCCTGCTGATGTACGCCTGGGTGACACCGGCAGATTCCGCCAGTTGTGCCTGTGATTTTTTTTCCTCTCTCAGGACTCGCTTCAGGGTTTTTGGAAATTCCATGCTTGCAGATTTGGCTAATATGCAGGGATTGCAAGCACGGTTTCAAACTTTCTCAAGCATTGAGTGTTGACAGAATGTAATATCTGACTAAAATCCACATCACCAAATGAAGAACACATACATCAAAAAGTTGGCCCGCCTCCAGAACGAGATCCGCAAACGCGGACTTTTGAACATCGCCCGCAACCACCTTATGGATGAGAACGAACTGGAGCGCATTATTTCCCAAAACACTGACCGCTGCAAGGCGAAGGAGGTGCAGGCGTGATCTCAGACTTCGACCGAGAGAACGTTGGCCTGATTTTGAGAGGCCATGGCGACTGGTTTGGAGCGAAGCTGCTGCGCCTTTACGCCAAAGCTGACACGCAGAACCGGGACCGCATTGCACAAGGATTCCCCGACTACGCCGAAGCGTACAACGCCTGGTTCAACCGGGACGCTGACGCCCATTGGGATGACCGCCCCGTAAACCCCGACCCTGAAACTTACAAAATTCATGAGTGAATCCCATCTCATTTACACCCTGGTTCCGAAGGTTGCCGCAGCAGTCGGCTCCATCGGGAAGAACAGCCGCAATGAACATTTCCGCTTTAACTACCGGAGCATTGACGACGTTTACGCGGCACTGCACAAGGCCCTCATTGAGCATGAGGTGACCGTCACACCCTTCGTCCAGTCTGCTGAATATGACGGCACTGCGTGCCGCCTGATCGTAGACTACGTCCTGTCCGCCACTGATGGTTCCTCCATCACCTCGCGCATTGCCTCCGAGGCGCAGGACAAGGCTGACAAAGCGACTTCCAAAGCCCTTTCGATGGCTTTCAAGTATTGGGCATTCCAACAATTTTGCATCCCAGTAGAGGGATCGGACGACGGGGATGCCGGTGGACTTGTTCCGGGCGGCGCAAGGAAATCGGCTCCCCGTCAGGCGAGGCGGAACGGAGAAAGCGACGGTAAGGCTGTTCAGGAGCTTGCCAAGCAGCTTGGCCCGAAGTGGGTGCCGGTCGCGGAAAGCTTTTTTGCGGACAAAGGCAAACTGAAGGCTGGTGAAACATTGTCCACACTGGACCCGGATATGGCTGCGGAGTCTGTGAAGCGGTTTGACGACTTCATCAAGGCCCTTGAGAAACACGCAGAAGAGAAAAGCATCATGCCATCCTAACCTTAAACTCCAACACCAAATGAAGACACAAGAATACGACGACACGGGAGTGAGGAATATGTTTTGCGCCATGATCGCGCTCGCATGTCGCGATGCCCGCTCCATGCGCAAGAAAGGCATCATTGGCGCAGACTGGAAGCCGACACACAAGCGCAATTGCGGCAATCGCAAGCTCGCCATTGGCTACTACAAAGAGGCTGCTGTGCAGGAGCTTTGCGAGTTCATGCACGGCGACCTTGATGTCCTGCTCACAGAGGCGGGCTGCGAGTTCACTAGCCGCGATGTGATGGCCGACATAGACGCGGATGTGCGCGGCGAACGGACTAACCGTCACAAGGAATTTGTATGGTTGTTGGAAGGAGAATATTAACATGCATGATGTAATCACAGATTGGGAAAACTGCGATTGGAAGATGAGCACCGGCTACGGTCTCGTCACCTACCTTGAATGGTGTGACCTGGAGATTGAGCGGATCAACGATGCGCGCAATCGCATCGGAACTCCGGGTATGGCGCGACTGGAAGTCAGAAACGATCAATGCAGAATCGTCTTGGACAAATGAAAACACTAATCTTTGACATCGAAACCGGCCCTGCCCCCGAGGAGGAGATCCGAAGCATGATGCCCGCCTTTGACCCTGAGTCGGTCAAGATGGGCAATCTCAAAGACCCGGAGAAGCGGGCTGAGAAGCTGAAGGAGGCGAAGGAGAACTACTACACCGACGCCTACGCCAAGGCCGCGCTCAATGCGTGGTCGGGGCAGGTGTTGGCAATCGGCTACAAGTGGTTTGGCGAGGACAAGGAACCGGAGATTCTGCACGGCGATGAGGCGGCTATCCTCGACGAATTCGCTGGGATTTGCGCTCATATCGCGATGCCTGAAAAGCCGCGATTTTGCGGCTTCAACATCGAGGGCTTCGACCTGCCGTTCCTCGCCCGCCGCTGCATGAAACACGATGTTACGCTTGGCGATGTATTTCGCCCCGAGCACAATCGCTACTACAACAGCAACGTCATCGACCTGATGAAGATTTGGCAGTGCGGTAACCGCCAAGAGTTCATCTCACTGAACAGGCTCGCCAAGTTTCTTGGCTGTGAGCAGAAGGACAATCTGGTTGACGGTAAGAACTTCTACCGGTTCTACGAAGATCCAGAGACGCAGCATATTGCATTGCAGTATCTGCGCCAGGACGTAATTGTAACTGAACAAGTAGCTGAAAAGCTTTTGCCCTACTAACGGGCAGGGTATCGCGACGGCCAGAGACAACTGGCTTGTTACTTCATTCGCCCGCCCCGTAGTCGCATAAAAGCGGGGCACAATTTCAACCCAACAACAAACAGAAAGAGAACCCATGATCATCAGACAGAAAATTGACGTAACCAAAATTGACAAGAACGCCTTGTTCAAGGGGAGTAAAGGAACCTACCTCGACATAACCCTCCTTGAGAACCGGGAAGGTACGGACCAGTATGGAAATGACTTTATGGTCGTACAGGACATCGGCAAGGAGGCGCGAGAGCGCGGCGAACGAGGCCCCATACTCGGGAATGCAAAGTTTGTGAACCGAGACGGGGTGCAGCAGGGCGGCGGTCAGCAGGGCGGGATGCCGCGAGACAACCGCATCGATGACTCGGATGTCCCCGGATGTCCCTTCTAATCTAAACCCATAGCCTGTGCCCACCCCCGATCATGTTTTTGACATTTTCAAGGATTGGCGGGTGGGCACTGAGCTTCCTGCTCTTGACGGCGTATGCCCTGTTTGTGCTGGTCGTTTGGCTCACATGGTTAATCTGCGACACAGCGTTTACACTCAAATGTGTATTAGTCAGGCTGATACATACAGGCCCTGCGGGTGGCATAGGCGAAAGACAATTCAAGTGAAAGGCAAGAAGCGATGAACAACCTCCCGCCAGGGGTCCGCGACTCCGACTACCAAGACCAAGCTGCCTGCATTTCATGCGGCAGCGAGAGCATCGAATTCCTTGGCGAGGAGGAGTATTGGAACCGGGGGCGAACCGAGCTCGTCATCTGCCTCATGTTTCGCTGCGACAAATGCGAGATCGAATGGAGTGAGCCGATATGAGCGGCAAGAGATCACGGGACAAAGGGGCGCGGGGCGAGCGTGAGTTCGCCGAGTTCCTTACAGATCACGGCTTCCCCGCAGAGCGGGGCTGCCAACACGCGGGAGGCTTTGACTCGCCTGATGTCAAATGCACTTTTTTGCCCCACATTCACCATGAGGTGAAGCGGGTTGAGAGGCTTGACCTATGGGGCTCTCTCGATCAGGCGATCAGGGACGCTGGCAGCATGAAGATGCCGGTTGTCCACCACAGACCAAACAGACGCGAATGGATCAGCATTCTCAGGACCGAGGATCTGCTGACTCTGTTCAAAGTCATAGCAGCACTACAGGAAAAAGAACAATGAGCTACGGAATCGTTGACCGCATCAAGCGGGCTGACACGGTGAGCGAAGTCAAGAACTTGCGCCAAGAACTTGAGGGATACGACTACGCCAGCGACAAGACCCGACGCAGGGCGGAACGCTGGGCCACTGCTCGCATCGCACACCTCAAATCCAAGGTAGGGTGAACCACCCCATAGAAGCAGAGGAGGGCATCCTCGCCTGCTGCTTGATCGATGAGAACAACATCGATGTCGTCGCGCAATCGCTGGAATCTGACGCCTTGTCCGATATTCGCATCGCCGCCCTGTGGCGGCTGATGCTTGAAATGCGAAACGATGGCAAGCCAGTTGACAGCATCACCCTGATCTCCCGTGTCCGCGAGGCGAACCTGGAGCATGAGTGCGGCGGCATTTATTACATCGGTGAGCTTGAGCAGAAGGTGCCCTCGGCGATAAACCTCCCCTATTACATTGATGTGGTTAAGGAGGCGTACGCCCACAGGCACGGCCTTGAGGCCCTCTCTGAGGCGTCTTTGGGGCTATCGGGTGATCTCACGGCGGAACAGGTGTTCGCACGCTTAGAAACGACCACAGAGAGCCTAAAGGAGAAGCACACGCGAGGGCGAAAAAGGACTCGTGTTGACGCCCTCCAGCAGATCATCGAAGAATGCCAGGAGGCGCACGACGGGAAGGTGCCTGCCATCAAGACTCACTTCCGAAATCTTGATGGCGCCCTTGGAGGCGGGCTCTGGCCCGCCGAACTGATAGTCGTTGGGGCAAGGCCATCTATGGGTAAGTCAACACTCGCCAAAGATATTGCCTTGAACATGGGGCTGAACGCAGATCCCGTCACGGTGTTCAGCCTTGAGGATATTGACACAATCTTTTACAGGCGTGCGCTGGCATCTCACGCGAAAGTGCCATTCAACCTTATCAGGAGCGGATTCAAAGACGACAACGGGAAATACCACGATAGGGCGCACGCCAAGGTCTTGTCCTCAATGGAGCGAATAAGAGATTGTTCGCTTGAAGTTGACGATGAGTCTCCCCTGACAATTTCGCAGCTTGTGTCAAAAATGAATGAGCATAAACGCAAGCATGGGACTAAGGCGTTTTTTGTGGACTACCTTCAATACTTATCTCCAGACATATCCAAGGACAAGCGCGACCAAGAGGTGGCTCAAATTTCAAAGGCCCTGAAGTCCGCAGCAAAGCGGCTCAATGTTCCGATTGTTGCCCTGGCCCAACTTAACCGCGACACTGACAACCTGAAGCCTGGGGTTCACCCGATTGAAAAGAACCTTGGAGAGTCAGCCGCGATTGAGCGCGATGCAGACGTTATCCTCATGCTGCACAAAGACCATGACTTCAGTGAAGAAGACACCGAGATATGGAAAATCAACTGCCATGTTCTAAAGCAACGCAACGGCCCGAAGCACGTAAACGTGCCGCTTCTGATGCACAGGAGCACAGTTCACTTTGAAGAGAGAACTCGAAACGATGACTTGGACTGGATCGGGAAGTGACTACTC